GCCTGCCATACGCTGTTGTTCCATCTGGCCTTGCAACATTGCGGCCTGTGATTGTCCAGCCTCACCAGAGGCTACCTTATCAGCCATGCCTGCTATCTGACCTTCATAGCCAGCCTGACGGCCCATAATATCCTGTGTGCCTGCTTCCAGTCCTGCTATTTTATCTGCGCCTGCACCTATTCCTTCTGCACCTTTCTGTGCTTCAGCGGCTATTGCATCACCAGTTATCCCTTTATATTGTTCCCCTAATCCCTCCATTGCTGTAGCCCCCTTATCTCCTATTGCTCTAGCATCTTGACCCATAGTGTCAAACTTATCCCTATATCCTCCTATCTGAGAGCCTAATTCCTTATACTGGCCTTTGTAATCACCATATTCATCAATGTACCCTTGTCTTTGTTCTCCCCACTTTTTGTTTTGTTCGTGTCTTTCCTGCTTTCTTTTTTCTTCTGCGGCTTTGCGTTCTTCTTCTGCTCTTTGTCTTTCTAATTGCTGTGGAGTTGGGCCTAATCCTCTATTAATTTCTGCCATCTCTCTTCCTGAGCCACCCATATTACCACCTGATGTGTTAGGTCTATTCCATTCATATTTCCCAGTTTCAGGGTTTTTTGTTTGTGTAGCACTCCTAAAACTTCTTTTAGCATCTTCCCACATACCCTGACTTTCCGGCCTATTCTTATCATCATCTCTAGCAGTAAAAAATCCTGTTCCAGTTGCATCAGCACCAACTTCTCTACCAGAAGATTTTCTTTTTTTCTTTTCCTGAAAACTAGGAATACCATACTCAGTCATTTCACCACTACCACCTTGTTGTTTTAACATCTGCATCTCTTCAGGGGTAACATAGGCCAACTGTTCAGTTTTACCTTGTGGAGTTTCATACTGTTCAGGAACCTGAATCATGTTCTCCTTATCTTTCTGTAGTTGGTTCCAAGCCATCATCTTATCTTTCATCCCTTTTTTCTGATTCTGATGAGCTTTTATTATACCACCTACTTCTTTACGGTGCATTTGTTGCGCTGGCGTTAATGGCTTACCTTTAGCCATTTGTTTTGCGAGTCCAGTCATTCCTCGTTGTCTTTTTTGAAATGCCATATTACTGTCCTTGTGGAGTTTGTTGCTGTGGTTGCTCCATATCTAATAGAGTCTGATCTGTTTCAAATAATGCTATATCCCCATCGCCATCTGTCTGCACCCATTGAAGTACCTGTCCTGAAGAATTAGCTGGAAGATAATCCTTATGTGTCTTGTAGCCGCCATCTTGTGGTATTAATATTTCTGGTAACCATTCATTCATTAGTTCCTCACCGTCCATATATATCCCAAGTTTAACATTTCCTTGGTAAGTAGCCTGATACTCTGCATGGTTTTTGAGTCCCTTATAAAACTTAACTGGCAGTGCTACTGCCCTAGATGCCAGTATCTGCCCTTGCTGTGCAGATGAAATTACCTGTTCTATGTGTGGTATATACCCATATGAAAGTGGAGGGAAATACACCTTAATTGTGTCCTGCTTCCTGCCAGAACGTGGCTTTAATGACACTACCTTATCTGTATTGCCATTAGGTTTAACTGCCACCTCATCTATAAACATCTTAATCTGTAACCCTTCAAGAAACGTAATCTCGTAATAATGAAATAATGTATTCTCCCTATACTGAGCCTCAGATACTCCTTCAAACTGGTGCCGTGTTACATCTGTAAGGTCTGCTGACATCTGTGGTACATAACCATGTGACCCTGCTGGAAGTGATACACGCCTAGTCTTACGTACTGAGTGGTTGGGCAGTGTCTTGCCTGTAGCAGTTAATACATGGGAACCATCAACGGTTACCTTGATTGTTGGCTTGCCTGAGTACTCTAGCAGTACTGACTGGAATACCTTCCTGTCTTTGATCATAGTAAGTCCGTATCCTTCTCATTTTCTAGTATTTCCACCCTCTTTGCTAAAGCAATATTTTCCTTACGTAGGTCTCTCAGGTTATCAAATATCTGTCTAAGGGTGTCTCTAACTGTTTCATCTTCTACATCAAAGTATACATCAGCCTCTGTAAACCCCATTTTTGCTGTCTTTGGCATTATATAACCTCTTCATCAAAGACATAGCCAGATACCCTGCTTGATTCTGTTTCTGTAGCAATAACATGAGGTAAGTATCCCTCTGTCATTGGATCAAAGTAAAGTGTTGCTGTTCCTGTATTACCAGAACCGGGGTCTGTCATGGTAGTAGATGATATCTTTTCAACTGAATCCACCTTGACAATTATAACAGGAGTTCCTGTATAAGTTAAAGTAACTGAATTAAATCTCTTTTTCTGTAACTCTGTTAGTTCATCAAACTTAATAGATACAGAGGCAACCCTTCCTGTACAGTCTACAAATTCTACACTTGCCCTGTTAGCAACCCTTGCAATTGATAATGATAATGCCCTATTAAATTCAGCTATAGCGGCTGAATATGTAAATGTATCAACCTGTGATCCATCGCATAATATATTAACTGTACCAGAAAAGTCTGTTCCTGTTATATATACAGTATAGTATGCCTTCTCTGCGTTAATATTTCCACCAGAAAAATCCCTTGTTGTAAAAGAATATTTGTTGCTAGTAGTGGCTCCACCTATATATCCTGCCTCTGAATACAATCTATTGTTTACCCCTCTATAGTGAAAGTTAGATGCCCTACTGGTTGACTTGCACAATTTTAGGCTTTGTCTCATGTCAACCTTCCATCCATCACTACCTGTTGATAATAGATAATACACATCATCTACCACTCCTCCTAAGTTTTCTGAGATATTACTACTAGGATTAGTAAATGTTTGCACAAGGTCATCTGTTAATACAGTAACTGCCCTACCGTCAAATAAACATATACCAGAGTGTGAAACATAGATAACAGAATCCTTAATCTTTGTTATAGAATTATGTCCACCTACTGGTACTCCGTGTACTGTAGGAACCTGTACCTTTCTCATTTCATTGTGTGCGTTACCATACACACGGAATACACCAAACTCTGTGAATACTACTGCCTCACCTCCACGTGATATGAGACCTGTTATCTGACCATCAAAGTCTAGGTATCCGTCAATTGCAAAGTTATTAGGCTTTGCATAGTTACTTATGTAAAGACGAGTATCTACCGCCCCCATAAAGAAGTTATTAAATTCAGTCAGGTGTTTCAGGTTATATGGTATCTTTGTGGGGTCTTGTATAGGCTCTATTTCTATTAACGCACGTGGTGGTGTAAAATCTATAACTGTTCCACATCCTCCATGAGTTCCTCCTGCAACGCTGTCACCTGTAACTGCTGTTCCCTGTATATTAGTACTTGCAAAAAGGTATTCTCTTGTATCATCGCTATGTGGTGCGCCTGATACTGCACTTATATCCTCTGATGTAAACTTAATCATAAAATGTAGATCAACTCCATGATCTGCATTTGATCCATACAAAGCAATAGCACTAGAAGTTGTAAGTAATGTAGTCTCTCCCTGTGCAGACACTGATTCTATTACTGCTGTCCCTGTAGCACTGCCTGAAATTGTAACAGTAGGTGGAGATGTATAGCCACTACCCTTATCTGTAATTATTATATTAGTTAAAGATTCGCCTGTTATTATTCCCTTAGCAGTTGCAGTTTTACCACTACCACCGGGAGCCGCTATTGTTATTGTTGGTGCGCTACTATATCCTGTAACTGTACCACCTATAGTAATACTTTCAATTCCACCTGAATGATATTTTCTATGTGCACTAGATGCTCCATACCCAAACCATTTTACCTTCCACTCTGCGCCTGTTGGTAAATTACTTACAGTAATAGCTGGATTAATAGAAGCTCCACTAACCAGTACAGATAAAGGAGAACCATCAGATTGTGATGTTAGGTATAAATCTTGTACCTTCTTAATTACTGCGGATGTTCCACCTACACGGTAAAGAGCAAACTTACCATAAAGTTCTGAGTTAGCATCCTGTTTTTCTATTCTATATTTTACCGTTAAAGGGACACTGGTATGCGTTGAGTCTGATGCAACATTTGCCTGAGACTGTGCTATTGGTGAAAGCTCAGATATCCCACCTTCTGCACCAGATGCATCATCAAACCTAGCTATACCATATTGAATAGGAATAGGATAATTTTCAGTTAAGAATTTAACTGAATGCCCTAATGCACGTTCTGTATTAGTTCCTGCTACCTGTGATACTGTTACATCAAGTGGTTCTGGCTTAGGCACTTCTATAGGATAAATCTTAGTTAGAATACCATCTATAATTCTTGCAGGAGATGCATTGACAGTTACTGATATGTTAGAGCCTGTAGCTGTGTTAGGCTTATCCATAGTCACTACATTTGTACCGTAGTTTATACTTTCTACTACTGCATCTGCCGCAATGCCTGTGCCTATAAACTGGTCTGATACAAGAATTTTTGCAACATCTGCTGACCCCATAGTAATTGTTGATCCTGCATTAACTGATGGTGCTACAAATTGAAAAGTATTACGGCCCATGTATAGGTCATCATTGTACTCAACAAATGAGTTTACAGAACCTAGGTTTAACTCTGTGTCGTTCACTATCACAGAGCCTACTGAAGTTAGTGTATGGGTGCCTGATCCTGTGTCTGTAATATCTAAAGTTGATCCACCTTGTGTTGCGGATATTGTAAGAGTAGTGCCAGCAGGAGTAGTCTTTACATGATATGTGGTATCTACTGCTAAACCAGCAGGAAGATCACTAGCTGAAGTTGAAAATGTTACTGTATCATTAACAACTAAATTATGATCTGCGCTTGTAGTAATTACATCTGTAGAGGCATTGACTGTAAAGGTAAGTTGTACACCTACTTGATAGGTGCCTGTGTCTTGAATTGTGAGGGGATTACCTAAATTAGTTGTGGGGTTTGCTTCAATGGTTGTAGCACCAGCATCTATTGTAAGAATGTCGTATGCATTAGCTACGTCTGTCCCTACCCATGATGCTCCTTTTTCATAGTAAAACTTCTTTCCTCCTCCATCTCCTCCTATACCAGTGTCAGGTCGTATATCTCCATGAGAGAAGTCTACATTCGTAGCCGCCTGCACCATATTCTCTGGCAACTTGTGCGCTGGTATTCTTGTGTTCAGCCCCCCTGTAAAATCTGTTTGTCTTTCTAATGCCATTCATCAAACTTTTATAATGTAGTTGACTGCAATTATTGGTGACAGGATTGTATGTGCATTACCACTACCTGTAGAAGCCGCAGTAACTGTGTGATTGTGTCCGGGGTCTGTTATTCCGGGGGCAGTTCCACTTGAAGTATTATTACTTGGCCCTCCTGAAGTAAAACTGTGATTATGTGATCCTCCATCTGCTATTACTGCGGATGTAGTAAGTTCAGGCTCAGAACCACCATCTACATACTGAATTGTACCACCTCCAGTTACTCTTAGTAATCTATCATAACCACCATTTTTATGGTTGTGGTTCCCTATTGTGCTTGTATTGCCACTATGTGTGTGATTTGATAAAGTATGAGTGTGGCTATTAACAGTAACAGATGTGTTGGCAGATGCACAGGTCATGACATGAGTATGCGCTGGCATCTCTGCGGTAACCATTGTATGTGTCTCTGTTCCTGCGGTGTCACTTAATGTACGTGCAGTTAATCCTGAAGCAATACTACTTGATGCACCTGTATGTACACCTACTGGTGACCTAGACCTAAAGTCTGGAACTTTAACATTATTTGTTCCCCATGTCAGTGAGCCTGTATTACCCCAATCTTCTGATGCTTTGAGTAGATTGTACAGTGGCTGATAATCATTACCTGTACCGTCTGAATTATGATGATCTGGACTAGTGCCTGCGGTTTGGTTTATTGTGTCACCATTACAGTACAACCATCCTGCCGGAGGGGAATCTCCTGCCGCATTGCCAGCGTACATTCGTATCTCACCAGTAAAACCTGAGTAGTTTGCGGAGCCACTAACGGTAGATGTTAAGGTAAGCGTGTCTGTAGATGCATTACCTACTACCACATTACCGTTGAAAGTGCCTACTCCTGATACAGTAAGTGTACCGTTTACTGTTAATCCTAATGTGCTGGTAGCCTGTAGGTTTGTAGTTGCGTTGGATTCAAGTACTAGATTAGCTGTACCTGAATTACTGAGGTGTCTTAGTTCGTTTACCTTTAGTGTACTCATGCTTCTCTATTCCTTTGTTTTTGTTTGCGCTTATCCCTATGTGGATTGCCATTACCTGTTTTAGGCTTCTTCTTAGCCATTAGGACGTAGCCCCTTCTTGTACACTGTCTTGCCCTTTTCCTTAACTGCCGTTAGTATCTGACCTCTGTTACCTAGTCTGTTAAATGAGCAATGTACCCATCCGTCTCTAGGGTCTTTACCCGGATACTCTAAAATTAACTGGTCAAACTCTAAGTTTGCTTCTATCCAGTCTGCCAACTTATAGTTACTGACTGAGTTAGTTTCAAAATCAGCCGCTTCTCCCTTAGTGTGCTGACTCTTATCTCCTGAGCCTATTGCACGATTTAACTGTAAAACCCTTAGCCCTGAGTTAATATTAATAGGGCCAAATTTATCCCTGCATGGTTGTAATATCTTTGCTGTCAGTACAGCCAAGTTAATCAGTTGCTCTTGATTAGGGCTGTTATTTATCCCCTTTCTTATAGCTGTCTGACTAGCGGTTAGTTCTCGTAATGCAAAGTTTTTACTTAATTGCATCAGCTAAATAATTCTTTCATAGACTTGAACGGATTATCTGGCATCTCCTCGACTACGGCATCTAATAACTTCTTCTGGTTGTCGTTGAGATTGTCGTCTATAGCCTTTTGCACGTGCTCTACTGCTAGGTCTTGTGCTTTATCAACTACCATACTTTTAATAATATTAATTAGTAAAGCTGGATTCATCTTCTTCTCCATTGGTTGTAGGTGGAGGCAGTAGCTTATCTTCTGGTTCTTGGTGAAGATCACCGCCTGATTCAAAGTAAAATTTAGCTATGCCAGCAAGAATAGGTATAAACGCCCCAATCAAAATATTGAGCAAGTCCTTAGAGGATGTAGTCATTTCATCGCTGGCTACTAACATCATATGAACTATGTAGCTAAAGATTGCCATTGCAACTATTGCAATTGCAAACCTTGCATAAAACCTAGTTAGTTGTACCTTCTCATTAACTGTCATACTAATCTCCTAGCGTTTAGAAATTGATAATGCCGCAATTAAATTATCCATTGACTTTGTATTTGCTTCCAAACTTGAAGCCATTCTATTCATTGCTTCATTACTGTGTTGTGCTAATTCAAACGCACGTTTATCATTCTCTGCGTCTCTTTTTGTAAAATCATCTATAAGTCTTTGTCTTTCTTCACGGCCTCTATTAGCCGCATCTTCTGCTTTAACAAACTGGAACTTAATGAACCATAAGGCTAATAAGCTGTATACTACTGGTGCTCCTAAATTCTGTACTATGTTAATTAGGTCTTGTGTCTGCATTAGGTTCCTCCGATTCTTGTTTGGCTAATTCTTTTTCTTGTTCTTTGATTTTATTAGCCCAATCTTCTCCAAGATCGGAGTAATGTTCGCTCCAGTTTGGTATTTCAAAAATTCCACCATTCTCTTTAAATAAGACCATTCTATTAGTTTCTTCATAATAGCGGTGTCCAACAACTTCCATTTTTTGCCACTCTTTTTCACTGGGTGCTCTCCAATTAAATTGATACTTAATATACTCTTGTTCTACCTCTTTATTCATATTGTCTCCGTTAAATTATGCAGGATCAGCGAGTGCCTGTTCCTGCTGAAGTTTTAAATTGCACTCGATTATTAAACCTTTTGTTAGGCTATCCCCTGATGATTTATAATTAAGCTCCTCAATATTTTTATATGTCCTTCTAACATAATCAGAGTAGCAGTCACAGTACTTTATTAAAACCATTTCAGGTGTATACGGATTCTTTTGCATAAATGCCTGTTGGCATATCATCCAGTATGATCGTATCTGTAACGTAGTAAAGTCGTTTGAATATGTTGCTTTCTCAACTACTGGCTGTGGTTTTGTTACACAACCTGTTAGTAGTACCATTAACACTACAATTAATATTCTTATCTGTAATTCCATACTGCTGGCCTTTGTGCCTCTTCAGGTGTCAAGGAATCAAGATGTAAAAAATGTGATCTACTTCTGCCCTTGAAAGAATATCCGATGCCACTCATGTATTTCTTTGCCATCTTAAACAGCTTTGTAGCATCTTTTCCTGAGATGAGAACATCTACTGCCTTGCCTTTAGTATGTGGCCCTAAATGTTTTTTCCTCTTCTCTATCGGATGATTTTTACACCTAAATCCCGAATTTACTTTTAGTACTGTTGTACTTTCCTTATACCATTCAGCCCTTAATAGCTGAAGTCTTTCCATAAAATCTGCGTCCATGTTACTCTCACCGCACCCACACTTACAGATCATTTCCTTTTCGGTGTGCAGTGGTTCCCAATTTAAAACTGAGTGAGCAAGGGCTACTTCAGAGAGCGTACCTATCCCTGCAAGGATAGAGGTCTTAATAAATTTCCTACGCAAAATAAGGATAAGACCTTATTAGTTAATTTGTCCTTCATAAGCTCTGGTTATCTTTAGGGTGTCCATTCCGTAAGATATCAGAGCCTCCATTAACTGTCTCTCTTTCATACTTACTCCTTTTAAATCCATCGCCACGGTAGGACTGAGTATCCTACCTGATTAACAATTAGTTCTACTATCGCAAAGAATAGTATACCACCTCCTATCTCATATAGCCACCATTTCCAGCCAGTGAGGTTATCTCTCCAATTATAAAAGTTTTCTTTTAATTTATTCATGGTTTAGTAGGCCAAGTTATATCGTCTGGATCACTTTGACTAGGAATGTCCCTTAAATCCTGTCTATATTTTTTCATTGCTGTAGATAAAGTATTATCTCCTAATGCCAAGTAGTCTGTCTCTGCTAACTTACTGTTTCTCTCCGATCTTACATTAACCCACTTATCTGCCAGTAGTCTTGCATCTTTTGCTGTATCATCTGGTACAAAGTGAGACTGTACATACTGCTTTGGAGAATGACTTTTTCTTTCATTATCTAATATTTCTTCTGCATTTCTTTTATTTACATAGTATTTGATGTTGTAAATTCCATTTACTTGATAATCACTTAACTGAGTAAGTCTCTCTTGTACGTTTTCATCAGTACATTCAACAATAGTAAAGTCCTCAGACGGATATGTAATTACAGGAGGATCACCAGAAGTTATTGTAGCAATCCAAGCCCAATACTCAGGTTTGGACATTCCTTTAGACTTTCTCCTGCACTGCCATTCAGTATCACGAATATGTTGTATGACATTTGATTTGTGTGAAATAAACATTATTATTCCTTTGTTATTTGAAGTCTTGGTGAATAGTTTGCATTATTACCTTCTAAATTCCATCCGTAGAGTTGCACATAATCACCTCGTTTTAAATGTATAGGGAAAGTACAAATATTAAATGATTGTAAATCATTAGATCCACCACCTGACCCTGTTTGCTTATCAACTCCATTTATATATATTTTTATAGCAGATCCACCACCTAAACTTTTTTCCATGCCGGATGCTGTAATATTATACATTCCATCTACTAAACAAATAAATCTGGGGCTCACACTCGCCAATCCACCCGCAATCGCAAAATCTTTTTGTATAGCCTCGAGTACATAAGTTCCCCTGAACAAATCAAAAGGAACAGGGATAAGTGACCCACTCATGTCTGACATATCAGCAATAGTGTAAAATTGAGTTTTCCCAAGATAACTCGTATCCCTTGTTACTTCATCCCAACTCTTACCATCTGGTGTAACGATTAGATTGTTCTGTTCCATGTTCCTGTCACCACCTACCAACTCTTTTAGGAAAGGTGTTTCAA